CAGTTTTCCATTCTGTAAGAGATGAAAAAATTGCAGGTTGGACTCAATGGACTACCAGATCTGGAGATGTATTTGATTCTATTGTTAGTCTTAATGAAAATTTAATTGTAGTAGGTAAAAGAAGTTTAAATGGATCTACTGTTTATACATTAGAAAAATTTGCAGATGAAGATACAACGACTTTAGATTGTCAAACATCTACTACTTTAAATCAAAAAGGAACACCTCTTGTTGATGGAGGATCTCAATCTGGAACAACATTAATTGCTGATGGATTTACTTCAGCTCCAGTAGTAAATGAAAAATTTACAATAGCTGGTAATGCAACAGAATATACAATACAGGCAGTAACTAATAATGGTTCAGGAGAATATTCTTTAAATTTAAATAAAACTTTAGCAGCAACTCCAGGGGATAATGCTGTTATAACTTTAACAGAAGGTTTCGTACACACTGTTAATGCTATTTACACAGCGGAAAAAGTAAATGCTGTTGCAGGTAATTCTTCTTTAGGAGAATATACGGTATCAGGATCTAATACTATAACATTAACATCTTCAGCTGGAGCTCAAGCTACAGGAGTTAAAGTAGGTTTTAATTATATTCCTACAGTAGAAACTATGCCTATTGATAAAGAGTTACCAGAAGGATCTTTAACAGGATTGCCTAGAAGAATATCTAGAGCTATAGTAGATATGAATACAACATTAGATATGACAATTAAAGCAGCAGATACAACAGCAAAAAATTTAGTAATACAACAAATTGGTTTTACAGCTGGATCTGATTTAACTCCAGTAACTGCTAAAAAAGAATTTTTCTTTTTAGGTTATGATAAAAGTCCAACAATAACAATATCCCAAGATGATCCATTACCAATGAAACTTCTAGGGATGCAAGTGGAGGTCGTTTTTGCATGAGTGGTGATCCAGTAACAATGTATATGATTGCTTCTGCTGCTACAAAAGCAGTAGGTACATATTCTGAAATTCAAAATGAAAAAGCACAAATGAAATTCAGAAAAAAAATGTATGAAGATGAAATTAAAGTAGCTAATTTAAAAGCAGAACAAGAAGCTAATGACAGGAGAGAAATGCAATTAGATCAACAAGAACATAATTTAGCTGTTATGTCTGGTTCTGGTTGGGATCCTAGTTCTGGAAGTTTTCAAAATATTCAATTAATGACTAAAAAAATAGCTGATAAAGATATAACTAACATTAGATTAAATAGTGCTATATCAGTTAATAAAATGTCATTACAATATCAAGCAGAAAAATCTGCTTCTAAAGCAAAAGTATTTGGTGGTTATGTAAGTTTAGTTGGAACAGGTATTTCAACAGCAGCTAAATATGATAAATATAAAAAACCTGAAAAATGGAAGGATGTTAAAGTATCATAATGGCTATAGATAAAGGTAAAAAAACTGTACAATTAAAATCAAGTGTTGCTGATAATATAGGAATACCTAAAGTACACACAACAAATTATATTAAACCTATTGCAGAAGAATTAAGTAATGTTTTAGATATTTATCAAGAAACAGCTGCACTTAATCATTCATCTGCATTTAAAGCAGACTTTAATAAAAAAACAGCAGATGCTTATATTGATTTTAATAAAACATTTAAAAACAATCCTGCTGGAATGTCTGAAGCTACTCAGGCTTATAATGAAAATATTATAAATAACACTCCTCCAATTTATAAAGAATATGTTACAGCAATATTATCTCAAAAATATTTAAACTCGGTAACAACAGCTACTAATAATAGAACTAAAATAGACAATGATTTAGCTGTTACTGGAAGTGCTGAAAATCATAAATTAACAGAAGGTGATATATCAGAAAACTTTCAAGGTATTAATGATTCCGAATTAGATGTTGGTAATAAAATAAATCAAATTAATAGAAATAGTATTACTCATCATATGACTAGAATAAATGAAAATCTAGGTAATGATAATTTAGAATTAGTACAAACAGGATTAAAACATCCTAAAGATCATTTAAAAATGATAGATGCTCAACTTGAAAATTTAGAAGTAGAAAGACTTTATTCTATTATGGTTGCACATGACCAAAATGGTACTCAAAATCAAGGTTTAATTTATTTAAACAATTATGCAATGGGTAATGATAATCATAAATTAGATTTTGGTATATTAATTAATACAGATGGAATAACAGAAGATAGCGATTTAATTAAATCATATAAGTCTTGGGTTAAAGATAGTGACAACAATCAAAAAGTTGCAAAGAAAGCAATGGAGAAATTTAAAATTTACAAAGGTGGTTTAACTAAATCTAAAGATAGTGAAGCTACAGTTAATTTAGATAAAGCACAAGAACCAGCTGGAATGTTAGGTTGGAGTAATTTTGAATATGGCAAAGTAACTACTGCTCACGATCAAGTAATGAAAATAGATGGTATGTCAGTAGGTACTTCAAAATATAATAAAGCAATTAAAATTGCTACTGACAGATTAAAAATATCTAAGATGGTAGATAATGCTTGGACATCTAAAAATAATTACAAAGCAGAATTTGCTAATGACAAAGAAAAAGATATGTTTGAAGAAGCTGTATTACATAGAGCTGGTATATTTGATATTTCATCTTTATTAGATGATGACAACGCAGAAAACAGAGCTACTGCTATTGCTGTTTTAAAACAACACGACATAATGCCTACTAAAATATGGGATATGTTAAAAAAGGAATCTAATAGTTCTTATAATAATCCAGCTACAATTAAATCATTAAAAACAAATGCTTTAATTTATAAAAATTTAACATCAGTAGATAACTTTCCTCATGCTGAACCAATAGCACATTTAGAATATGCATTAGAAAATGATATTGTTAGTATGAGTGATGAAGATGCTGCTAAAGCTATGACGGAGTGGGCAACTAAAGGAGCTGAAAAAAGAAAACCTATTCTAGAAAAATTAAAAAAAGATTTTGAAGATGATGGAGGTTTCTTTGGAGCTTCTGGAGAAACTAAATTAAATATGATGATAGATCAAGAATTAGATAATATAGATAATATATTAGATATGTTTTTACCATTTACAGGATCTAGTAATACATTCTTTTTAAACAAATTTTTTAAAGGAAAAGAAAATGTTAATAGCAAACATTTATTTAGAAAGACAACACATTGGCTTCCTAAAAGAGCTTCAAACATTATGAAGCCAGAAGTTAAAGCTCAATTACAAACTTTCTTTTTAGAAGAAGCTGCTAAACTAATTAATATAAATGCAGATGCTAGTACAGTTGATCTTTGGGATTCAAAAAATGTTAACCTAAGAAGAACAGCATTTAAAAATGCTTTAAGAAGAATAAGAAATGCTAATTACAGAGTTACTGAATATGATTCTACTTCTTCTAAAAGAGGAGAATTAAAATTAAGTAAAAATGCAGTAGAAGCTACATTTGGTAAAATAAATGATTTTGATGTTTATGCTCATATGCTTTCTGACAAAAGAAAAAATGGAGGAGCTCAATGGGGTACTATTAATTGGAAAGAAGCATTTAATAAACTTGCTGATGGAGATGATAATTATAGACTTGTTTTTGAACCTACTGGATCTGAATACGGAGGAGTTAAAGGCTTTAAAATGTCTTTGTTAATAGGAGATTTAAGAATAGATTTTGATGATAATTTTTATCCAAGAAACTTTAAAAATTTTGTTGATGAAGATGCACCTGAATCTGTAGCTGCAGTTAAACATAATGCTACAGCAGCAGTTTATGAAAAATTTAAAGAGTCTTGGCTATATTCAAAACTTCCTGAAAATGACAGACATTGGACTAAGAAAGCAATTTATGCTTTGATGAAAGGTGATAAAGCTATATCTGATTTTAGATGGTATCCTGATCTTCCTTTTGTAGATGATTCACCAGTAGAAGTAAGACCATTTAATTGGTTAGGTTGGATGTTAAGTTTAGGTAATAGAGATTACAGTTATGACTTTAGACAAGATGCTGCAACATTTAAAGCAATGGCAGATATTCAAAATGATAAACTTAGTATGAAAGATAAAGTTATGATTAATACTCAATTAAATAATACTGAGAAAATGCATCAAAGTTATAACTGGCCTGGAAAAAATAAATACCATGAAGCTGAATCAGCAATAGCATTTAAACATTTTGCTACAACTAATTATCAAAATGAAAATTTACCTTTAACATTTAGAACAAATAATTGGTTTGCTTTATCTTCAGCTAATTGGAATGGGGAAATAGATTTAGGTTACACAAGAGGTGATAGAAAATTTGCAGTATTTTCACACCCAGCAGATTCAGCTAGAGCTGTAGTTAGAACGATTATAAACAACAGTTCATTAACTTATGGAATTAATGATGTTAAAAAAGTTTTAGGTGAAACACCTACTGTATGGGATATTTTAACTAAAATACCTTATGCTACAAATCTTGAAGGTTATGCTAATGCTTTAGAAAAATCTAGACATTTTGCTAAAGATACGACTATTGATTTAACAGATAAAAATCAAATGCATAAATTTTTAAAATTTATAATGATCCACGAAATGGGTGGCCCTGAAGTATTTAATACTCATTTTCCAATTAATGCTCAACCTATTGTAGATACTTACATTATGATGGGTATTGAAAAAGCATTAGCTAGTTATGAAGGTAAATTAGGAACATATCAATAATGGCTAGTTCATATCTATTTAATACAGAACAAACATTAGATTCAATAGAAGCTCAAAAAAAAGCTAACAACACTCCACAAACTTGGAGTCCTACAGATTGGTGGGATGGATTTAAAGAAGAAAATCTATTTACTAATATGTGGGAATATTTTGCTAATAATGAAGATTATCCTGCTAAAGATGGTTATCTTTATAGCGAAGATCCACAATTAGAAGGAATGGAAGATTTTCATGATCAATTCTTTTTTAGTAGAAGCCCAGAAGAATCAGCTGCTATTAAAGCTAAGTTAATAGAAAGAGCTGAACAAAACTATGCTTCTCCTTGGTATTATTTAGGTAGAGTAACAGGAGCATTTGCAGATCCATCAACTCTTTTACTTTGGACTAAAGCAGGACAAAGTGCAAAAGTATTTGGTTCAGCAATGATAGCTGAAGAATTTGCTAAACAAAATATGGACACAACTAGAGATGATTCTTATGCAGCTTGGGTAGCTGGAATAGGTATTGGAGTTCCTGTTGCTTTAAGTTTATTTAAAACTAGACCTAGTGTTAAAGTTCAACAAGAAATGAAAGTTCTTGATAAGAAATGGAATGAAGGAGTAGGTAAAGAAGTTCTTGTAGATGGTAAATGGATAGATCCACATACTAAAGTAGGTAACTCAAGTGTTGGAGCTGCTGCTACAAAACAATCTGCTAAAGATGATATTACTATTGGTGCTAGAGAAGCATCTGAATTAGAAGGTCAAAAATTTGTTGAGTCTAAATTAAAATGGTTTGGCGAAGATGGGCCTTGGACACCTGTATTTAGATTAACAAAAACAAATTCAAATATAGCAAGAAATATGGTTGCTGATTTATTAGATACTCCATTATTAAAAATGAGAAATACTGAAAAATGGGGATATGAAGCAACAGGTAAATCATTAGAAACAGATTTAAGAATGTATCAAGTACATGAAATTGAATCTCTTAAATTTATTAAAGATCAATATTTAAAATATTTAAAAGCTAACAAACAATCTGTACCTAAATCAGAAATAGGTATTATGCTTAAAAACACAATGAATAATGATGGAGTATTTTCATTAAGTGGTTTTTCTAAAGAAGTTACTAAAGCTATGGTAATGGGAGAACATGCTGTTCCTGAAGTAGCTCAAGCTGCTAGATTTTCTAAAAAGAATTTTTATGACAGATTATTTAAAGAAGCTAATGAATTAAAAATTAGAGAACAACCTATTTTACATGAATTAAATTTTTGGAAATATCATTTAAAAGAAATGCAAAGAATGAAATCAGGAAAAAAGGTTTTTAATAGACCATCTGAAAATACACAATATACTTATTCAAGAACAGAAATTGAAAATATTATTGATACTCTTACAGATGCATTAAATAATATTAGAAAAAATCCAGATGGAGTTAAAGATTACATTAACATTGTTTATAATAAAGATGCTATTTTAGCTAACAAAGCAAGATTTAGACAAATTATAGTAGAAAATTTTGAAAGAAGATTAAGAAATAATTATATTAAACGAATGCCATCTGCTAAAGTTATAGATGATATAGTAGAAGATTTATCTAATCATTTTCCTTTTAAAGCTCCAAATAAAACTGCCTGGAAAGAAGTCCAAAATGGAATGGATCTATTAATACAAAGATATGCATTTAATAGACCTAGATATGCTAGAGCTTTAAGAAGAAGAACTTTAAATTTAGATAAAGAAGCTCAATTAGAATTAATTAAAGGCAATTTTATGGTTAGTGATATTTTTGCTTTACAAAAAATTTATTACAGATCTATTACTCCTGATATTTTATTAACTAGAAAATATGGAGATACAGGAGGTTTAGGATTAAATTATGTAGATGAAGCAAGTTCAGCAACATTCCCTGGAATAAAACAAGTATTCCAAGAATATCAATTAAAAACATTTAGAGCTAAAAATAAGAAAGAAAAAATAGCATTACAAAAAGAAAAGTTTCAAGCATTAAATGATTTAGAAGCATCAGTAGATTTAATTAGAGGTACATATGGTGTACCAGCAAATCCACATGCTTGGTATTCAAGAGCTATGAGAATGTTTAAACATTATAATGCTTTAACAATGTTAACTGGTTTTATGGCAGCTATTCCAGACACAGCTCGTGTTGTAATGACTTCAGGAATTAAAAGAGGTTTTCAAACTCAATTTGAAATGTTTTCAAAAGGATTTAAACAAAACTCTATATTTGCAATGGGTAAAAGAGAAGCTCAATCTTTTGGTGAAGCATTAGATATGATTACAGGACAAAGAGCTATGTTGTTTTCAGATATAGGAGATATGTTTGGAATGGGAAATAAATTAGAATCAGGTTTAGGTAAAGTATCTCAAATGAACTTTATGTATGTTAACTTAATGTCTAGATGGACAGAGTTTGCAAAATCAACTGCTTCAGTAACAATAGGTTCTAGAATATTAGAAGATTCTTTAAAATGGGCTAAAGGACAACCATTAGGAACTAAATGGAAAACTGCTTTAGCAGCTTCTGGTATTGATAAAGGAATGGCAATAAGAATTGCTAATCAATTAGAAAAGCATGGTGCAATACCTGGAGGTAAAGGAGATATAGGATTAAAGTATAACTATATTGCTAACTCATCAATGTGGGATGATGCTTTAGCTAAAAATGCTTTTGGTGCTGCTATGAATAAAGAAATTAATAGAACTATTGTAACTCCATCTAAAGGAGATACTCCATTATGGATGTCTAATCAATTTGGTTCAACTTGGGCTCAGTTTAAAAAGTTTGCAATGGGAGCTCAACAAAGAATGTTAATGAGAGGTATGCAAGAAAGAGATTTAGATTTCTTATTTGGATCAATGTTATTAATAGGATCTGGAATGATGATAGATGCTATATACCACAAATATAGATTCCAAAGAGATTATGGAAAACTATCTATGACTCAGAAATTATTAAATGCTTTTGACAGATCTGGATTAGGAGGAATATATATGGATATTAATAAAGCGATAGAAACATTAACTGATAATAGAATTGGTATTGCTCCATTTCTTGGATCTAGAAGACCATATTCTCCATCAGGTAGATGGATAGCTGGTACTGTTGGAGGCCCAACTGCAGGACAAATTTATAATATCTTTGACATCTTATATGATGTTGGAGGAAACAAGTATAACCATCATACTGCTAAAAATGTGAGGCGACTCATTCCATTTCAAAATGTATGGTACCTCGACTGGTTATTCGATGGTGCAGAAAAAGGACTAAGATTTAAATAATGGCTATTACTATTTCAAACACAGAACCTCGTGTTCAATATACAGCAACTGGCGGACAAACAACTTTTGCTGTTAATTTTGAATTTTTTGATAATGCAGACCTTAAAGTTTATAATGGAACTACATTATTAACTTATAATGCTTCCCCATCATCAGCTTCACAATATTCGGTAGCAGGAGCTGGTGTTTCAGGTGGTGGATCAATTACATTAGGAGGCGGGGCAACTCTCAATGATAAGATCACAATCTATAGAGATATGGATATTGCGAGATCTACGGATTTCCCAACATCTGGAGCTTTCCAAGTAGATTCTTTAAATGAAGAATTAGATAAATTAACTACAATGATCCAACAGGTTAAAAGGGATCTTAAATATTCACCTAAAGCAGCAACAACTACAGCAAATACTTATAATCTTACTTTTCCAGAATTAGTCGCAGATAAAATTTTATCAGTTAATTCTAGTGGAAATGCTTTAGAATTTTCTCAATCAATAACAAATGTAAATACAGTAGCTGGAATAGCAGCTAACATAACAACAGTTAGTGGTATAGCTTCTAATGTAACTTCAGTAGCTGGTAATGCTACTAACATTAATACAGTTGCTACAAACATTGCATCAGTAAATGCAGTTGCAGCAGATATTACTAAAGTAGTAGCTGTTGCTAATGATTTAGCAGAAGCTGTTTCTGAAGTAGAAACAGTAGCTGACGATTTAAATGAAACGACATCTGAAATAGATACAGTAGCAACTAATATTGCTAATGTTAATACAGTAGGTGGAATTTCATCTAATGTAACAACAGTTGCTGGAATACATGCCAATGTAACTACATTAGCAGGAATTGCATCTGATGTTACTACATTAGCTTCTGTAGGTTCTTCAAATTTAAATACATTAGCATCAAACTCATCAAATATTTCAACAGTAGCTGGTTCAGTTTCAAATATGAATACAGTTGCTGGAGCTATATCAAATGTTAATACAGTTGCAAATAACATATCAGGAGTAAATAGTTTTGCTGAAAGATATAGAATAGCTTCATCAGCTCCATCAAGTTCATTAAATGTTGGAGATCTTTATTTTGATACTACAGCTAATGAATTAAAAGTTTATAAATCATCTGGATGGGCAGCAGCTGGATCTACAGTTAATGGCACATCTCAAAGATACATTTACAATATTACAGGCACACCTAATACTGTTACAGGGGCAGACGCAAATGGAAATACACTTGCTTATGATGCAGGATACGCAGATGTTTATGTTAATGGTGTTCGTATGTCAGGTGCTGACATTACAATTACTTCTGGAACTTCTGTTGTCTTTGCTTCAAATTTAACAGCAGGTGATGTTGTAGATATAGTTGCTTACGGAACATTTAATGTAGCTTCTGTTAATGCAGCCAACATAGATGCAGGAACTTTAAACATTGCAAGAATTGGTGATGACTCAATTACAAATGCTAAAATGGCAGATGATGCAATTGACTCAGCTCAAATAGCAGATGGAGCAGTTGATAATGTTCATCTTGCTAATAATGCAATTACAATAAATGGATCAGCAGTACAATTAGGCGGATCAGTTACAGTTGGAGAAACTAAACCTACGATATCAAGTTTAACACCAACTGTTATTACTAATGATCCTTCTAATGTAGTTATTGCAGGAGGAAATTTTGTAGCAATACCTAGAGTACACGCAATTAATACTTCAACAGGAATATGGTATGAAGCAAGTTCAGTTACTTACACATCTGCTTCATCAATAACAGCAAACTTTACATTAACTGTTGATTCAGCAAATTACAGAATAAGAGTAGAAAATCCAGATGGTAATTCAGTTATATCTGGAGCTAGTGCATTAAATGTAAGTGATGCACCTGCTTGGACAACAGCAGCAGGTTCTATTGGAACAATAGCTGGTAATTTTTCAGGAACAGTTGCAACAGTAGCAGCAACAGGAGATACAATTGCTTATACAGAAGTATCTTCTCCTTTAGTTTTAACAAACGCATCTTCAGCTAACTGTGCGTTGAACAGCTCAACAGGAGCTATTACAACTTCAGACTTTGGTGGTTCAAGTACATCACCAACATTATACACTTTTACAATTAGGGCAACAGATGCACAAGGACAAACTAGTGACCGAGTATTTACATTACAATCATCATTTGGAATAACAGACTCAGGAGGATTCGCTTAATATGGGTAAATTACAATTAGCATCAACAAATACAGCAACACCAACAAAAGCAACTTTTTCTTGGTGGTTTAAAGCAACAGACAATGGAGTGCAGCAGGGTCATTGGGGTTTTCATAGAGGTAATGACGCATCTAACTATTGGATGGCTTGTTATAAATCATCTAATGGATCAATATATTTTAATTGGAAACAAGGTGGTTCAAGTATTTGTACTTTAGGAACTACACAAAAATTTAGAGATTCTACAGCTTGGACACACATGGTTATTACTATTGATACTACTTTAGGAACAGCTGGAGATAGAGTTAAAATGTTTGTTAATGGAGTTAGAGTCACATCTTTTGAAGATAGTTTAGATACTATTACACAAAGCACAACTATTTCAAATTGGTCAAATGCTCAAGATCAATTAGAAATAGGAACAGATTATGTAAGTAGTTCAGCACACGATTTTAAAGGATATTTATCTCATTGGCATTTTTGTGATGGTTATGCTTATGAAGCATCATCTTTTGGATCTACAGATTCTACTACAGGAATTTGGAAACCTAATACAAGTCCATCTGTAAGTTATGGTAATGAAGGAAGATTTGTAAAATTTGCTAATGCTGCTAATTTAGGAATTGATAGTTCAGGTAATGGTAAAAATTTAACTGCGTCTGGTAATGTAATTCATGCTAACGATACACCATCAAATAATTATCCAGTTTTAAATGCTGATTGGTTAGCAAATAGCCAAGCACCAGCATTTTCTAATTATGAAACTACTGTATATATACCTGATAATACTTGGAGAACTGCTCCTGCAACAATAGCATTATTAAATGGTGGAAAATGGTATTTTGAACTTTCTTCTCATTCAGGATCAAATGCTTATGTTCAAGTTGGTATTACAGCAACAAAATTAATGGAACTAGGTGGATCTAGTTATGGAGTTCATAATGAAATGGGTGGTGGAACTGATTCTTATCGTTATAGTTATTATGGTCATAATGGTCAGGTTTATTGGGCAAATAATGGTTCTAATGGAAATACTTCTTATGGAGATTCTTATGGAACTACAGATGTAATAGGTTGTTATATTGATTTAGATAACAATAAAATTTATTGGGCAAAAAATGGAACAATTCAAAATTCTGGAACTGGGTATAGTATTCAAGCAGCAACTGATGATAATGTTAGAGGTTATTATCCAGCTGTTGCTGTTTATGGTGCGGTTACAGCAAATGTTAATTTTGGTAATGGAACAAATGGAACTGCTCAATTAACAGGAACAACTTATGCTGATGCTAATGGAGAAGGTGAGTTTAAATACAATCCAAGTACAGGTACTTTTGATGGTGCTAGTAAAAACTTTTATGCAATATGCACAAAAAATATTAACTTATATGGAGGAGCTAACTAATGGCATTTACAACAGTAAATAAATCTACAGATCATTTTATTACACATTTATATAGTGGAAATGATAGTACAAATAATCAAACATCTTTAGGAATGACACCTGATCTAGTTTGGGTAAAATCAAGAAGCACAGGCTCTCCAACTAAACATTATATTGTTGATAAAGTAAGAGGAGATAGAAAATATATTATTTCAAATGAAGGTGATGCAGAAGCAACAGATAGTAATACTTTTGATTTAGTAAGTGGTGGTTTTAATTTAGCTGGTGGTAATGGTTGGACAAATGTATCAGGCAGAACTTATGTTGCTTGGAACTGGAAAGCAAATGGACAAGGTTCATCAAATACTACTGGATCTACAAATACCACATATACATCAGCAAATACTGCTGCTGGAATTTCAATAATAAAATATCCAGGAACAGGTTCTTCAGCAACAATTGGTCATGGATTAGGAGCGACACCTACTGCAATATGGTTTAAACAAACTGATGGTACTGAAAGTTGGAGAGTATGGTTAAGACAACAACCAAATTATAGTAGCAAAGCATTAGCATTTAACTTAAATAATACTGAGTTTGATCAAACTAATTATGTTGGAACAGTAAACGATTCTATAATAACATTAGGTACAGATGGAAGTATTAATTTAAATAACAAAAATTATATTGCTTATGTATTTGCAGAAAAATATGGTTTTAGTAGATTTGGATCTTATAAAGGAACAGGAGCTGCAAACTCTGGGCCGTTTATTTATTGTGGTTTTTCTCCTGCATGGGTTTTAATTAAAAAAGCAACAGGTTCAGCAGATAGCTGGTTTATTAATGATAATAAAAGAGGAGCTACTCCAGGTCATAATCCTAACTCATATTACATGAGGCCAAATGAACAATCTGCTGAAGGTACATCTTCATCATTAGCAATAGATATTAAAGGAACTGGTTTTAAAATTAAAAATACAGACACAGCATATAACAATGATAATTCTACATATATCTATATGGCATTTGCTGCTGAGCCTTTAGTTGGTAGTAACGATGTCTGTTCAAAAGGAAAATAAATTATGACTAAAGCAAGAGATCTAGCAAACTTTATATCAGGAACAGATAGTAAAATTAATAATGCAGAATTAGAAAATTCTTCAATTACTATTAATGGTTCTGCTGTATCTCTTGGTGGATCTGTTACAGTAGGTGAAACAAAACCTACATTTAGTTCTGTTACTCCTAGTACTATAGAAAATACTCAAACTACAGTTACTATTGCTGGAGGAAACTTTGTTTCTGTACCAATGGTTACAGCAATCAATGCAACATCAGGTGCAAGAATAGTAGCTGATGAAGTAGCATTTTCTTCTGCAAGTTCTATAACTGCTAAATTTACAATTAGTGTTGATGGCACATATAAATTATTTATTGAAAATGGAGATGGTAATGCTGTTTTAAGTGGAACAGTTTTAACAGTTTCAGACGCACCAACTTGGACAACTGGAGCTGGATCTTTAGGATCTAATGCAGCAGCATCTTCTGTTAATTATACAGTAGCTGCAAGTGGAGATACTCCAATTTCTTATAGTAAAGTATCTGGAACCTTTCCAGGAAGTGTGAGTTTAAATTCTTCTACTGGTGTGATAAGTGGAACTGAAAGTGGTTCTACTCAAGAAACTACATATAGTTTTACAATTAGAGCTACTGATGCTCAATCGCAAACTGCTGATCGAGCATTTAGTATAACAATAACACATGGAATATCTAACTCAGGACAATTTAACTAATGGCTAGTGCACATATAGAAAGAACACCATCAAGTAACGGAAACCAAAAAACTTGGACTTGGAGTGGTTGGATAAAAATAAATGGACAAACAGATGCTACCTACCAATATTTAATGGAAGCATACTACGGAAATGGTTATAGATATTCGTATATCTGTTTTAGACAAGGAACAATAGAAACTTATGGTGGAGATTATCAAACAAGTACCTCTCAAATGTCATTTGATGTTACAACAGATAGATTGTTAAGGGATCCATCAGCTTGGTATCATGTGTGTGTAGCTATGGATACTACACAAGCAACAGAAACAAATAGATTAAAAATTTGGATTAATGGAGAACAACAAACAGAATTTCAAGGTTATGTTGGCTCAGGTGCTTCGGCAACTTTTCCAGCACAAGACGATGTTACTTTTATGAATGTAACAACAACTCCAATGAGAGTAGGTAAATCTTTTGATGGTTCTATGGCTCATGTTCACTTTATAGATGGAACAGCTTATACAGCTTCAACTTTTGGTGAAACTGATACTGCGTCAGGTATTTGGAAACCAAAAACTTCACCATCAGTAACTTATGGAACTAATGGTTTCTTTTTAAAATTTGAAAACTCAGGTAATATGGATTTAGATAGCAGTGGTAACAATCATACATTTGCTACAACAGGAGATGTAACTCAAAGTCTTGATACTCCTTCAAATAACTTTTGTAATTTAAATCCAGCTTTACCTATTCCTAGTGGTTTTGCTATTACAAATGGTAAATTAAGTTTTGCTGCTGGTGGAAGTCAATGGCAAGGAAATATATGTTCAATAGCACCTACAAAAGGAAAGTGGTATTATGAATGTAAGTACACAACAGGTGTTGGTATTAAATTAGATATTACTAGACAAAAATCAAGTATGTCGCATATGGCAACTAATAATCAATCTTATGGTGCATATAATGACCATGGTTATGGTTATCAATTAAATAATTCAGGAACTGATTATTATTGTAATAATGATAGTTGTACAACTTGGAACTCAAGCAGAGGAAACTCTACTAAAATTTATATGGTTGCTATTGATTTAGATAACGGTAAATATTGGATAGGTGCTGATGGCACTTGGTTTGATAAAACTGGAACAGCAAACCCTGCAACAGGTGCAGATCCATTACATTCTTTTAGTGCAAAATTAAATGGTGAACCATTCTTTATTACTTTATCTGCTGAAAATACTGGTTCAACTCATCATGCTAATTTTGGTCAAGGATATTTTGGTACTACTCAGGTGGCTTCAGCTAACGCAGATGCTAATGGTTTTGGTGCGTTTGAATATGCACCACCATCAGGATATTATGCTTTGTGTAGTAAAAATTTAAAGGAGAATGGCTAATGGCTTATATATCTTTTCATCCAAAAGATCATTTTGATACATATATTTATACACCTGGAGGCGGTGGAGGTCATACAAATAGCAGCTTAAGTTTTAAACCAGATAAAGTCTGGTTCAAACAAAGAAATGGAAATGAAGATCCAGCTATATATGATGTATGTAGAGGAACTACAAAAAGACTATTAACTAATAGTACTGGTGCAGAAAGTACAGAAGCATCAGGACTTACTGCTTTTAATTCTGATGGATGGGTAACAGGAGCTGATGGAAAATCAGGAACTGCTAGTCAAAACTATGTTTCATGGAATTGGAAAGGTGGTGGTACAGGTTCATCAAATTCAGATGGAACTATAACATCAACTGTTTCAGCTAACCCTACTGCTGGATTTAGTGTTGTAAGTTATACCGGAAATGGTAGTTCATCACAAACAGTAGGACATGGATTATCTTCAGCACCCGAATTAATTATTGCCAAAAACAGAGATGCTTCGCAAGGTTGGTTAAGTAACATATCTGTTGTTGATGGCACTTGGGATTATGTTTTTTTAAATACTACTGCTACTTCATCTGATAGTAGCTTTACATTACCTACTACTTCTGTATTTCATCTTAATAGTTCAAGTGCTTATTCTAATACAAATGGAGAAAAAGTAGTTGCATATTGTTTTCATTCTGTAAAAGGATATAGCAAAATAGGAGTCTATAATGGAAACGGAAGTGCAGATGGACACTTTGTTTATACTGGATTTAAACCAGCTTTCGTTTTATGCAAAGGACAAAGTGTGGCAGATAACTGGGTTCTTTTAGATAACAAAAGAGATACTCATCCTAATCCAAGAAAACTGGCTTTATTTCCTAATACAACAGGAGGAGCTTCAGCAGAAGCTGGTGATTATTTAACTGATTTTCTTTCAAATGGATTTAAATTTAGAAGCTCTACTGGTTCTTTAAATAGTAGTAGTCATAAATATATTTACATAGCTTTTGCAGAAGAACCTTTAGTATCAACAAATAATATTCCAGCTACAGCAGAGTAATGATAAAGTTTGTTCTTATACTTCAGATATGTTCTGGAGTAATGCAGACTTGCTTGGCTCCTACAAAGCTAGATAATAGACTATATGACTCTTGGCAAGAATGTGGTATTCAAGGTTATAAAAGTGCGTTGGAAATGATTAAACAAGATCCTATTAATACGAATAAGCTCAAGACATATATTCGATTTGAATGTAACGAAGTTGTAGTTGAAAACACTTAACTACTTATGTTTAAAGGACATAGAATTATTGTAATAGGTGATACTCACGATTCACCAAAGATTCCTCAAGATAGATTTAAATGGATGGGTAAGTTTATAAAACAATCTAATCCTGACTACATAATCCAAATAGGTGATTGGGCCTCTTATGATAGTCTAAGTTATTTTCAAAAAAACTCTACACAAGCTGGTAAATTAAAAGATGCTTATATGGTTGATATAGAATCTATGCGTAGATCTATGGATATATTAGATAAGCATATAGATAATGATTTAATTCCTAGGCATTGTACATTCGGTAACCACGAACAAAGAGTTTATAAGTTTGAAGAAAATATTCCTGAAATTGCAGGTATGATGAAAAAGGAGCTTCATAATTCCTACAATGATCGAAACTGGAAATTTTCTCCGTACGGAGCTTTTATTAAGGTGGCGGGGGTATCCTTCACTCATTGCCCATTAAATATTATGGGTAAAGAATATGGAGGAAAAAACTGTGAGATACAAATAGCTAATGATGCGACAAATGATATTGTATTCGGTCACACACATAAATACAGAGATTGGAAGGCTCCTAAAATAGGAGATAGGAATTTTGTACGAATAGTTAATGTCGGATGTGCGTTGCCATTTGGGCATGTTGAGGAGTATGCAAAGCTAAACCTAACAGGTTGGAGTTGGGGAATAGTTGAATTGGGTATTTGGGATAATCATATCCAAGAATCTCAATTCGTATCAATGGACAGATTGGAGAAACAATATGGATAAATTAAAAGAGAAGTGGTCACAATTAAAAGATTGGATCGCTAGAAAACTAGACGAATATTTGAGTAAATAATTATGATACAAAGAGAAAAAACTGACTCTATTGTAGTTCATTGTTCACAAACACCAAAGTCTATGGATATTGGTGTAGATAAAATTGCTGAATGGCACATTCAACAAAATGGATGGGAAGATGTAGGTTACCATTGGATTATTAAAAGAGATGGAACAATTGAATCTGCAAGACCTGAAGATATGATGGGAGCTCACGCACCTGCTGCTAATCACAGATCTATTGCAATTTGTTTAATTGGAGGATCTAAAGATGATGGTAAGGGTTGGGAAAATAATTTTACTGATGAACAGTTTGAATCTTTAAAAGATAAAATAACAGACATTCAAGATAGATATGAAATTACTCATATCATTGGTCATAGAGATGTAGATGACAGAAAAGAATGTCCTGCATTTAATGTAGGGGAATGGGCAGAAGAAAATGGCTTGGTTTAGTTTATTAAAAATGGGCATCCAGGCAGGAAGCCACATTTATAAAAAAAGACAAGAAACTAAAATGATGATGGCAGATGCACAACATCACCATGCTGCTAAGATGGCTAAAGGTGAAGTTGAGTATCAGGGTAAATTATTAGAAGCAAGACAATCGGACTGGAAAGACGAATTTGTATTGATCATATTATCGGCTCCAATAATTGTACTTGCTTGGGCAGTGATAAGCGATGATCCTGAAGCAATGGATAAAGTTAAATTATTCTTTGAATATTTTTCAACATTACCATCTTGGTTCACTAATCTTTGGATCTTAGTTGTAGCTTCTATATTCGGTATCAAAGGTACACAAATTTTTAGGAACGGTAAAAAATAATGCCTAGAAGACCTATTCAAGTATCTTCTGAATCAGGTGTAGCTATGCCAATTAAAAACTTAGTTAGTATAATTGGAGCTGTTGCAGTTGGTGTATGGGCATACTTTGGAATAGTTGAAAGAATTAATCAATTAGAAACTCAAAACCAGTTAATGACTAAAGATTTAGAATCTGCTGTAGAGTTTTCTATTAAATGGCCACGGGGTGAATTAGGTTCTTTACCTGCTGACTCTGAACAATTTTTATTAATCGAAGATGCAATTAAGGATATTGAAAAGATACAAGAACAAATGGAATCAATGATGCATAACAAAGTGAATATCGAAAGACTACAAAAAGATGTAGAAAAACTTTTAAGCGACATTGAAAAATTAAAAGATAAACAACGGGAGTTTGCAAATGGGAACGGTCACTAGTGGTGTAATTGCTTTATGTATGTTTTATCAAGGTGGAATTATAGAACATACTTATGTTAAGGATCAGAAGATGAGTACTTGTCTTAAGATGAAAAGAACAGTAGAGAGATCTGTTAATCCACAAAATGTAAGAATGGCTTGTGGTAAGGTTGATGTTGTACTCGAGGAGTTTATGGGTGAAACAAAAATCGTTAAAATCATCAAAGAGAAGTATTAAACAATGGCTAGATGATCTAGCTAATAACACTCCCAATTCTGGAATGTTTGATCCAGGGGATTTTAAACAGGACTTAAAACATCATGAAAAAATCTTGGAGAAAGAAAAAAACAATAGTACTCGTTTGCGGAAAATGTCACGAATGCGGTAAAGAATTATTATCTAATGAAGGAGGTTGGATAGTAAATGGTGAAGGTCGCAAATTTCATGAAGATCATAAAGGAAATAGCTGTTTCGACAAATATATAGCTCGTAGAAGGGTCTGAGAAGCTCCAGAATTGCGATTCTGGGGTCTTTGCATACCTTGATACCCCCCAAATCTAATGGCTCTGTATGGGCTTCTAATTGAGTTTCTTGCCTGATTCAATGAAATCCTCTGACTCCAATTGAGTAAGTGCAGCTTTCAATATTAGAATAGAGAATTTCTTGGATTTGTAGATATCGGCAATGTTCATAACACTTGAAACTAGAGCTACTTGTATTTGATCAATGCTGGTTCCTTTAAATACTTCCATAGCAACCTGCTGCATTACTTGATCAGTACTTGCAACACATTGTTCAATATCTAGATCTCTCCTTTTTAAGATATCCTTTAAATCCATTCGGTAACAATATCTAAGCTATTATAAAAAAAAACTCACTTTAATTAAATGGGCGATTATACTGCTAAGCCAAACAGCTGTATAATCCGAAAGGAGGCAATGCGAAGGAGGCCCAACGCACAGCTAACTAAGATTACACGAATCGCCCACCGAAGTTGTAAAAGATTCCACATTAAAGTGAATTGTATCATCAAGGTTTATCGGTAATTAACCGACCTTTAGACACGCATACCAGTAATAGAACCTTTACAATTAAGGATATTTATTTGGGAGATTAACACCCATATAGGTAATCCATTAAACCATCAGGACTTTTAAGGTTATCCTTTTTCACCTATGGATATTCTTTCCTTGGGAAATTAAGCTAACCCTAAGTAGTTAGGTAATCCACGACCTATTTAATAGAGAGTGAGCCCTACTAAATTCTAGAATTGATTATCAAAATTAGTATCATCTTTTTGACCTTCTGCTTTGGCAGCTGGTTTAGATGCACCTACTAATCTTATAACACCTGAAAATCTAGGAACTAAAACTTCAGTTACATATCTTTGATTCCCTTTAGAATCTTTATATGATCTGTTTTCTAGTTCACCTTCAACATAAAGTTGAGTTCCAGTTCTAGCATAATTTTCTACATTAGTTGCTAGATTAGGATCAAACACTTTTACTTTATGCCAAGTTGTTTGTTCTTGTTTTTCACCTTGTTTATTCTTCCACGACTTGTTTGTCGCTAAAGATAAATTAGCAAATTTAGAACCAGTAGATGTAGTATTGATCTCTGGATCAGCACCTAATCTACCAACAAGTATAACTTTATTTATCATTTTTCTCCTTATTGTTTTTATTTATTTGAACTACTTTGGCTTTGATACCTTCATCTTTAGTAGCTTTGCCATTGAATTTTTCTTTCATTGTTGCAACATATTTGTTGTTATCAAACAATCCAAGAAATACATCAGCACTTACTCCTAGATGACTAAATGCTTTTGTCATAGCATCTGTCAAAGCCTTTTTAGGAGCTTCGTCATCAAGTGCACCTGCTTTTTTATATAAAGCACATACAGAACTAACTGGGCCAAATCTGTACCAGATGTCTTCTATGCAATATACAATTTTAACTTCAGCAAATACATTTGCATCAGTATAATGATATTTCACATCATAGCTCCAACCTTTTCCAACAGGGCCAAATACTCTAGTCATACACATAACTTGATACATTGGATCTATTGTTGTTAGAGTCTTACCAAACTTTGGGAATGGTTTTGTATATCTAGGATCAGTATGTTTAAACTTATCCCATAGATATGTATTATTAGTTTCATCAATTTTCATTTTAAGTTCCTTTCTCTATATATTGATCATTGATATGTTTTTTACTTACTACATAAACATAAGCATTTCTTTGACTAGAATTTTTTCTAGTTTCTTTTCTTTCTATCTTGCCTTGTTTATATAATTCAGTAACTCTTGGTCTAACTGTAAAACTACTTAAGTTTAATAACTCTGCAATTTCATCAGCTGTTGCACCAAAATTACCTTTTTGAACTATAACATTAAAGACTTTATCTCTAATGGTTTTGCTTCCAGCTGCTATTAACTCGGCAGCCTCTACAGAAGTTTCTCCTTCTTTATCCTTATATCCTGGATAATAGGGGTATGAGGACTTTATCTTTTCCATTTAGATCTTCTCCTACTTGTTTGAAGGTATCCCAACTGACATTATCAGGTGGTGCTTTCTTATTTTTTACAAAATACCAAAATAATACTTCTGCTGCTATGAGCTTTAATTGAAACTTTTCATTAGCTTCAACTTCTACTATTTCGTATTTCATATTGCCGAAGAATATTGACATATATGCTTTGTTTAATCCACTCACCATTAGATAATGCTGTATCTGTGCTACATATTTATCTAAACATTTTTGAGGATTACTAAATGCATTTGTATGCTTACATTCTAGTATTGCTTTTGGATCTTCAACAACACCATCTATATGAGCATATATATAATCGTATTTAGGATGTACTAAATATTCTTGTTGTCTTGTAACTTTATGACCTGTCTTTTTTTTATACCACTCAATATTAAAATTTTCTGTAGCAATACCCATTTGTACGGGTAGTACATCAGATAAATCTGCTGGTGGAGTTTCACCTATTTTTTCCGAATATAATTGATACCAATCACCTTCGTATATTCTAGTTGCATCACTGCCACCTATTCCTTTGTTTCTATCAAAGGATGCTCCTATGTTTAATTTTTTCATAATATTATTGCTCCTATAATAAAACCAGAAATAAAAATTATTATTTCTCGTCTATACATTAGTTGCCATAACATAAACTTATCTATTATTTTATTCATATATCCTTTTTAATTACAATTCATTTTATCTAGATCAATTGGTTTATCTTTATAGAACCATACATATGATGAAACTTTTGTTCCATCTTGAGTATATGTACATTTCTTACCAACTGAACAAGCTGATAAAACTACTAACGAACTTAATATCATTAATGTTTTCATTTTGTTCCTCCTATTTTATAAAAGTGTTTTGGTTTAGTTTTTAATTTTCGTCTTATGAAATATTTTTCTAACTGACATACCAAGCTGTGTAGCTCGTCTTTGTCTAATTTTTTCCCATTTCGCTTTTTGTATTGCTTCATTTTTCCTCATTAAATCATTTATTCTTTCTACTTGATCTTTCGGTAATTTATTAGACAACAACTTTGTGGCAAATTCGTGATATATGTTATCATCATATTCTATATTTCTATAGAACTTTAACAATTTCATTTGCCATAATTGCTTCCTAACATGTGGAGCACTATAATCAAATTGTTTCCGAGTCTTTATTCTTTTCATTATCTTTCTCCGTAAAAGTATTTTCTTTAAATTGCTCGACCATTTTTTCCAACTGCTCTTGCTTAGATTTAAATTTATCTACTATGGATCTAGCTTTTACAAGATAATGAATAGCATCTAATAATTCCTCTACGGTATCATCAATCCAAGCATCAAATGGTTTATCTCTATTTTCCATTGACACTCCGAATTTTTCCATACCTTCCATATGTCTTTTAACAATAATATCTATAACTTTATTTACTATAGGATCATTTGTTAATTGACCTGGATCTACTTCTGGATTTACTGCCATATTATTCCTTTGGGGTTAATGTTATTTTCATATCAAGGGAATCTGCCCAACAACAGAACAGATATCCACTAGGTCTTCTTATACCAACTTCCCATTTTGATACAAGACCTTTGGCTACTCCTAATATTTCATCCATCTCTAATTGAGATATACCTTTTTTCTTTCTCGCAGCTACAAACTGCGGAATCAAATGTTCGTGAAATATTCTGCCTAATGCATATCGATTTGACATACAATATCTTGTACATATTTTGAGAAGTAATACAAGTTCTAGTTTATTTGTAGTGGGGTATAACTCTCGCTATACCCCTATTTAGGAATGAGGCCCGGAATCTATTGTTTAATGACCGGTCAGGGCCTATCAGGTATAGCTCCTGCCTAAATTCTTGTTGTTCTTTCTAGTTTTTTAAGCCTTTCGTTAAATGCATCTAATACTTCTTTATTAGTTGCTACATAAAGATTAAATGAGTCTTGTTGTGATTTTACAGCATTTGTTAACTTACCAACTCCTGCTGTTATATCATTAATTATTGACATCATTTTCTTCATTAGATCTAGTTGATCCGACATCGTTACTGTCGGTGCTTTGGGTGTTTTGAACAAATCTTTGAAGTTTATCATTGTGCCTTTCTATATGGTATGGGTTAGTGTTTTTAGGTAGAAACCAAAATAAATCTTTTTTAGTAGCATTCGCTATCGCAATCAATTTATCTAATGGTACTCTATTAGTAGCTTTCTCGTACTTTTGTATCTGCTGAAAAGTTACCCCGCAAACATTTGCTAATTGTGTTTGTGTCATAACTTTTTTGATACCGCCTACTACACGGTACTGATACCGAGCTTCACATATTTGTTTTCCAATATATGTATATAGCTCACTATTTTCTATTGGTCTTTTGCTCATTAGTGTACATTACCTTTCCGCCTTGTGGCTTCTAATGTTCTCCATACATCAATTCTCATTATTGCAGAATTTCTTTTAGTTTCTAATGTATGAAATTCTTTATTTAGCTTATGAGTCTTTTCCTGTGTTTCAAAATAATTTGCTGACGCATAAAATGCCTCAGTTGATTTTGCTACAGAATCACTTGACTCTGTAATAAAAGCTCCCTTAACACTTTTAGTAGTGTTCTTTATATGTTCCAATCCTGCTTTAAGCTCTGCATATCTTTCATCAGTCTTTGCTAGGAAATCTAGGTCTGCTTCTATTGTTTGTAGTGTTATTTTCATTATATTTTTTCTCCCATAAATATCTCTTATAGAGTTGTCTTATTTTTTTGTCTTTACCGAATGTATCCATATGTGCCATCTCACACATTAATTTAAACAATCGGTAATCCATTAGTTAACTATCTTTGGATCTAATGTTTTTAATATTTCTAATAATGCCATTTCATTTTTATCTTTTACTACTCGTTCTCTTTTATTAAAAGCTCTAATAAAATGTATTAAATCCATTTCACCAATGCAAATATATTCACCTCTTGATTCTGATAAATATTTTTGTGATAGTTGTTCTGGCATATCAGAGGGTATAGTTCTACCCATTATCTGATCAATTTTCAGTGCTTGTTTTAATTTCATCAAACATACTCCCTTCAGATTCGTGATCTGTATATTCTTCAACTGATTGATTATAAGGCATTCTATATTCACCTGTAACAGCATTAATTTCTACTGTTCCACTAACATGAAATTCACCTGCAAATGAACCCCATTCATTTAAGAATCCAAATTCATAAAATCTTTGAACTAACCAATCTTCATTTACTTTAACATCACTATATTCTGTAGATTCGTGTTCAAAAATATAAATTTCGTTATCTTTTGGTTCCCAAATTAATGGTTCAAATTTATCTATTCCTATTCCATCAATTTGAATTTTGTCATAATCAAGTTTAATAATTTTATCTTTTTTATCTTTGTATATAATATGACCATCAAAACCACCACAATCACCACCACCTGAAAATGGTACAATGATTGTATGTACTCCTTGTTTTACCATTTTTTCAAAAATGGGTTTTAATATATAAGTATTTTTTTGCTCAATTTCTTTGCAATACTTTTCTTGTACACAATGATATTTCCACCAATCTTTATGATTTGTGTCATATTTTTTGGATTTTTTATAAAGTGTTATATTTCTCATATTTTATTCCTTCCTCTTACCATCCATGTTGTTAGTTTTACTTGTTTAATCCAATCGTCAAAGCTCGGTATAAAACCTAGATCCTCAACAATATGTCTTTCTACTATTAGTCTTACTGGAACAGCTTTACCATCACTATTCGTTATCGTTAGACCAAATTCTTTTTCTGCTGCGAAACATCCTTCTGCGTGATGACGCAAAGCTCTGTGTGCAAAGTGAGCAGATAACTTTTTGCTTTCATCCATCCAATTATGTATGGGGGCATAATCATCAGTTTTACCACCCCATTTTTTGACACTAGATAGACTATGATAATAACAATTAGCCATATACTTTATCCTTTAAATTATTAATTACTTTTTCACCTAAACCTTCAGTATCGTTTTTAACTGCTTGAAGTTTTTGGTCAAAAGATTTTCTAATTTCATCTTCATCAATAACAACTTTATCGTTATCATCTAATCCCCAATAAACTTGAATTTCAATTTTAGCCATTAAATTTATTCCTTAATTCAGTTAATATATCTTCTAAAAATGCGGTAAATTTACCTATGAAGTGTAATCCCCACACCAACAATGATAAAAAACCTGCAAATGCTATTCTTATAGATCTAATAACTTTTGTGCGTTTTAATTCTTGTTTAGGTGTAGTAGGGGTTTCTGAAACATTTTTCATATCAAACCTTTCTATTGTTTTCTAGTGCTATCTTCCTTTCGGTAGCACTAGTTTTTTAACTATTGTAGTTGTTGGATCAATATCAATATCGTGAATTGACCCACAACTACTTAATAACACAAAGAATATTATTAATATCTTCATTCTGTTTCTTTTATCTCTTGAATTACTGCAACTTTACCTGCAATAAAATCATTTCTAATTGGCATTCTTCCTGTATTTTCCATCCAAGAATACCAAGCATTAGTAATGTGTTTATTCGGTACCACCATTGATTTGAATTTACCTTCTTCATCAAAGTATATATCAGTATATCCATCTTTTCTATTAGACCATTCAGGAATATGTGCTGTTGACATTTCTATCATATCACAATCTAAATGTTTATACATATCTTGAAATGATGGTTTGTACTTATATGTTACAGTTTTCGTTCCTTCAAGTGGAGTCGAAATGTGTAATGCATATCTTGCCATATTATTTCTCCGATAACATTAATAGATTTTTAGCAACTGAATCAGGTATTCCAGCATTTTTAAATATATTAGAAATATATTGTCTAACTGCTTGAATTGATCCACCTGAATAAAGTGCGTTTTCTGCTTCTTCTCTTTGAGAGTCTAGCAATCTTATTGCTGCACCTTTCTTAGAAGCATCATATGCCTTTCTAGTTTCTTGCTTACACATTGCGTCTATGTAATCTTCTAGTTCTGCTAATTTAACAGGTGAAACTTTATTATCAAACTTGTCATTAACAACATCTGGAGATTCTTTCCAGTTTCTTATTTTTTGCCAAGTTTCAAGTTTCTTTTCAAGTTTTTGACCAGCAGCAAGACATTTATTTCTGACTTCAGTTAACTTCTTATCATAGTTATCTCTGTAATCAGTGTAGTCTTTTTGTAGTTCAACAACAGTTTTAAGTAACTTCTCTATATTTAATTTAGATTTAAATGCAGGTAAGTTCTTATCTTTTGTTCTATCAACTTCAAACTCTCTTTCTGATTCTAAAGCTGACCTTCGGGATCTAAATTTTCGTTCAATATAGTTTGACAAATATTCGATCTCGTCCTTTCTTATTGGTTTCATCTTTCTCCTATCGTTTATAATCGTACAGTTCTAGTCTAATCTTATTTTTAGGATTAGTTCCGTGATTATATATTCTTTCTATATTGACTATAAAATCATTTCTACTTCCTTGATTTTTAAGTTTAGACGAATTGCCTTGTAGCCTCTTTTTAAAGATTTCCCATTTAAATGTTTTATCTTTAAACACAGCTAACATTGCAGCAATGAACTGTCTTTTTTTGTAGTATTGGAAAAACTCACCTATCCAAGCTAATCTTCTAGCTTGAGTTTTTCCCCATTCAAGATCACAGATCTTAAATTCTCCTTCTTTGTATGCTTTAAGAGTCTTACTATCAGTAAAACCTTTTCCATTAAGCATAGCAACTGATGCCAGTATTGGCATTTCATAAGTTTTAACAAACCATTCTAGTAATGCGTAATCTTTATTATTTAATTTAACAAATGACATCATATAATCTGTCAATGTCCATTTTTTATTGTTTTGATTTAGAGCTCTAACTTCAGTCAAAGCAAATTTTGTTTTTATAATATATTTTACGGGTGCCCCTACAATCTTGTAGGCTTCCAGTCTATGTTGTCCGTCTTGGACTCTCATAGATTCATCCACTATTATGGGAATTTGTAGATCTTTCTCTTTAATGAGTTCCACGAGTTTTCTTACCCAAGGCTCGTGAATAGACCTATTACCTTTAAGGTATTTAAATTGAGAATAGTCTTTTGTTTCGTATATTTTATCTGTCATTTGACTCCTTATTTTGTTCTTGTAATCTTTGAAAAAAGTTAGGATATTCTACTTGCATATTCTCACCAAATGCTGCTTCCCACGCTTCCAAGATTTGTGCTATTGTATATTTTTCCATTAGCTCTCCTTTTTTTTGGATTGTTCTAATTTATATTGGTATCTCCACTCACAGGCTTCATCATACAACATATCTATATCCATAGGTGTATTGAAACCTAACTCGGTGATACCAGCTATAAATTGATCTTTATCTATTTTACATTCACCGTAATCTGATTGAAGTTTTTCCAACTTATCTCTTGTCATCTGATTTACTTTGTTCATCACTCTCCTTTACTATGTTACTCGGTAACACTGTTTCTCTAACATCTATCTCGTTACCTTCTTCATCATATACATAATATTTTTCTTGTTTATTTTTTAATTCCCTCTGATGTACATAATTTAACAAATATGCAGCTATCAGAATGAATATTATTAGTTCTAACATATCATTCTCCTATAATGGTACATTCATCAGTATATAAATAAATATTATTGTATATACTATGACTACACTCCAAGTAGTGTACATTACTTGTCCTTTCTTTTTATTTCATATGGTATCTCAACCTTTTGAGGCATATACTTTGCTATTGCATAGCATAGTCCTAAAACTACTCTAATTGGAAACATTATTGCTATCCAAATCCATTTGGCAGCAACATTCATTAACCAATTTTGAATTGATTTCATCATATTTACTCCTCTCTTTGTTTGTATTTGTTATTCATATATTCTATAAATTCTTCATTTGCTCTCATTAACCATAGACCAAATACTACAATCAATGCTATTGCAGTATAGAACATAGATATAAGATGACTTGCATCTATAATTGCCACAAATATAATCGTAACTAATATAGATAGTATCAAACATAATTGTATTATTCTCATATTTCTCCTTTGTTTGTTTGTATATCTAACTCGCGGTTGGATTTTTATAAGCCAGTGCGAACACTGGATGTCTAACCGTTGCAACAGCTAGAACTGCCAACCAACTCCCTAGGTGGTCTTACCCACTTTAGGTTAACTCTTATATTTTTCAATATAAGAATTGCTAGAGAGTACACTACTAAACAGGCTCTCATCCCTTCGGACATACACCTGAAGTTCGCTACCTTATCGCGTTAACCAGACGATTCTTCAGTCAACGAGATAGATATACAAATATTACCCATTCGGTATCATCATTCCTCAACGGGCTTTTTTTCTTTAGCGATAAAAAAAACCCCATTAGCCCCGAAGGGCTAACGAGGTGGCTTATTAATTTAAATTAATGTACCTTGTTTTAATGCATTTCTATAAAATGCTTGTGCTTTAGAATCTTTAGCAACATCACTCTTAACTTTCTTAAGTGATGATTGCGACCAATCTTTGCCAATTATATTCTTATATTGCTCTTTAGCAGTATCGAATAAGAATTGTGCTCTTTCAAGATTGATTTCTTGTGCACCTTTAGTGAATAATAACTTGTTTGTTTTGTTATTATCTAATTCAGTTTTACAATCTTCTCTTGTAAAATCTTGAATTTTTTGATTAGTTTTGTCTAAACTTTCTTGACATCTATCAAGATGATATTTAAACGAACTAACAAATCTGGATGCATCAGCACTTCCGTGCCAACTCCAGTTTTTATCTTCGTAAAATGTAGCTACAAAACTAGTGAAAAACATCTCAATAGTTTTAACTACATCTTCTTTACTAGATTCAAATGTATCTCTCATAGAATCTAGTCTTTCGTTAGAAAAATCAAATTCTCTAACTTCTGATGCTAATGTTGACATTTAGCCTCCTTTTTTGTTGTGATTAATAATGGACTATTGTATTTACCAAGAATACTATCTATCTCAGTATTTACCTCAGTTTCATTATCTTCGTTTCGAGTACTATCTAACTCTTGTACTCGTATCTTATCAGAACCTGATATATTTAATTCATACCAGTCTAACATTTCAGATATTTTCATATCTACCTCCAAGTTATTAATTAACCCGTCTTAACTCACGGGATTAAGTAGGAGCACGATCACGAGGTAAACTACACTTCACTGCGGAAAGTTGTTGCACCCGTAGTGGTGCGACCACTTTTCCTCGCTGGAGCGATAGCGGAAGGCAGTGAAGTAGTAGGCAAACTCGTGATAAAAGCGACTAACTCCCGTGTGTGTGGGGGCCCCATAGCAATAGTGAGAAACGCAGGATAATGCGATTGAGCATTAGCCGAGTATCGCAATGGTTGGAAATCGTACAGCTGTTTATTCTGTGGCGAGATGCCAATCGCCACTGAATAACTACAGCTAGTAGATTTTAAATTGCGTATGGCGGGAAACCAAGTGATGACGGATGTCATCTCCATATCTTGTGTTGTGAGTATCAATAAACACTAAAGTATCATAATAATGCTTGACAAGGAGGAATTAATTGTCCACTAACGATATGAGCAGAATAGAATAATAATGTCCGAATTAACAGACAAGCAGAAAGCATTAGTTGATACCATCGTAGCAACAGGGTGTAGTATTAAGGAAGCAGCCGAAAAGGCAGGATATTCAAGTAAAGGGTCATCTGAAGCAGGGAGAGTAAGTGCTTCTCGCACACTACGATTACCAAAGGTACAGAGTTATATGCAATCAAGGATAGCACAAACTCTAGGACTTGGTGCAGTAAGTGCGAGTAAAAGATTAATCGAGTTATCTAACGGAGCACGATCTGAATATGTTCAGCTCGAAGCTAGTAGAGATATACTCGATAGAGTAGGATTAAGAGCTCCCGATAAGGTAGCTCATAATATACAAGGCGATATTAAGATCAATATCGACTTGACTTAATCCTTCGGTATAAGGACTTCCTCTTTCGATTTGAGCCAACCCGACAGGGGGGGCGAAAATCTATCATCGCTAGATGACTAGTGGAGTAGTACACACAATAAAGGTTATTTTAAGTTCACTATGGCAAAGAGAAAGAATACCTTCGGAATTAATACTTATGTGAAAACGACCAAAAAGAAAATTGGTCGGCATAAGAAACGGATGAATAAATCAGAAAAAAGAAATTATAAGCCATACAACCGACAAGGGCGATAGTGTGTGCGTTGGAAATAATTTTTTTTTAAGTATAACTCCGCCTTACCCACAAAACATAAGGAGAGTTATATGAATTATTTAGTTAAGATATGGAGTTATCCTGCATCCGAATTTAAGAAAGAAATATTGTTTAATGCAGAGAATGATGTTATAGCTATGCAAAAGGCATCTGCTGCAACACCAGACGGATGTAGATCAACATACGAAGAAATAAACAAGGAGCAATATGAAAAAAACCAAAAAGCCATCCAAACCGAAGAAACCTAAAAAAACGAATTATGGCAAACCCAGCAAAAAGAAAGGGTACTAGAGTCGAAAATAAGATCAAGAAGCTATTTCTTGAACTTGGTATCAATACTCGAAGACAACCTATGTCTGGAGCTATTGTAGGTTTTCCTCACGATGTCCACGCAGATATAATGGGTGGACTTAGCATTGAATGTAAAGCTAGAAAAGGAGCTAAAGGATTTGTCACTATGGAGAAGTGGCAAGGCAGTGCAGATCTTTTAGTCCTTGTTTCAGATTATCAAGAACCACGGGTTCAAATGAGATGGAGAAAATTTAAGGAGTTAATGGGCTATGTCGTTTCTCAAGAGCTTGAGTCTAAAGGATAGAAGAAGACTTAGAACTATTATTAAAAAAGTCCATTTCGCCCATTATCCAAAAGATAAAATCACAGATTACGAAGCAGATAAATTAGTTGAAGCATTTGGTGAAGAAACAGTTTATAATATGTTAAAAGCCAATGTAGGAACTAATGTCGATTAATTTTCAATATAAACCTGATGGAACTACTTTAAAGACCTTTATGAAGTCTAATGACTTCTTTAGAGGTTTAAGAGGCCCAGTTGGATCAGGTAAATCTGTGAGTTGCTGTATAGAGATATTTCGTAGAGCACTGCTGCAAGAGAAGAATAAAGAGGGAATAAGAAAATCTAGATGGGCAGTAATTAGAAATACAAATCCCCAATTAAGAACCACAACCATTAAAACTTGGTTAGATTGGTTCCCGGAAGATAAGTGGGGAGATTTTGCTTGGTCAGTTCCTTATACCCACAATATTAGAAAAGGAGATTTAGAAATTGAAATTATATTCCTTGCTCTTGACAGGCCAGAAGATGTTAAAAAACTTTTATCACTTGAACTTACAGGTGTTTGGGTTAATGAGGCCAGAGAGATACCTAAGAGCATTATTGATGCTTGTACTATGCGTGTGGGCCGTTATCCATCTATGCGTGACGGGGGAGCAACATGGTACGGTGTTATCGCAGATACTAACGCACCTGAAGAAGACCACTGGTGGCCTATAATGGCAGGGGATGTTCCTGTTCCTGACCATATCTCTAGAGATGAAGCTCTTATGTTAATCAAACCTGATAACTGGAGTTTCTATTCTCAACCATCAGCTCTTGAAGAAAAGAAAGATAAAGATGGAAGTGTTACTGCTTATGAACCTAGTAAGCTATCTGAAAATCAAAAAAATTTAACTCCTAAATATTATGAGAATATTATTAGAGGTAAAACAAAAGGTTGGATCGATGTTTATGTTTTAAATAAACTCGGTAGCATCGAAGAAGGCAAACCTGTTTATCCAAACTTTAAACAAGAATTACATTTATCTAAAGAAAAATTAATAGCTAATGTTAATCAACCTTTGTTTATAGGTATTGACTTTGGATTAACTCCTGCAGCAGTCTTTGCTCAAAGATTAGCAACAGGTAGATGGCATATCTTAAATGAGCTCGTATGCTTTGATATGGGAGTTATGAGATTCTCAGAATTACTTAGAGGTGAAATAAGAAAAGAATATAGAAATTATGAAGTTATGATTTATGGAGATCCTGCTGGAGATTTTAGATCTCAAACAGATGAAAGAACTCCATTTCAAATTATGAGAACCTATGGATTAAAAGCAATACCAGCTCCATCAAATGATCCAGCACTAAGAATAGAAGCTGTTGATGCAGCTCTTTGCAGACTCTTAGATGGTAAGCCTGGATTTCTGTTAGATCCTCAATGTATTAATCTTAAAAAAGGATTTAATGGAGGATACCATTACAGAAGATTACAAACATCTGGAAGCAGGTATGATGAGAAACCTATGAAGAATAGATATTCGCATGTCCACGATGCTTTGCAATATTTAATGATGGGAGCAGGAGAAGGTAGAACGATATTATCTGGCAAAGAACGAAGCCAACCTACTGTAGTAAAACAGGAATGGGATGTCTTTGCTAAAGCTAATAGAAAGAGAAAAGTTAAAAGAGTATGGGATTTGTTCAAAAGGAATGGTTAGTCTATTTTTATGAGTCTGAGTTAGAACCTAGAGAAGACTGGTTATATTTTATCAAGAAAGGATTTAGGCATTGTGGAGCTCTAGGCTATGTACCTACTACAGGTAAATGGAATCACATAGAATGGACTCATAAAGGAATTATACATACAACTTTAGAAGAAGATGAAACCCTAAATATCCTAACCTATTTGCAAGACTTTAAAGTCCTTAGATGTCCTGTTAAACAAGAGTATCAGTTATTAAGGATCAAAGATTATACTTGTGTATCATTTATTATGAGGCTTATTGGATTTTATAAATGGTGGATCTTTACACCTTATCAGCTTTTTTGTGCGTTGAAGAAGGCAGGGTATCAAGACTATTACTCTGATCTCAGGAGAAAATATGGGCAAAAAGAAAAAATCACTACAACAGATAATTGATGAGATGGAAGATCTTCATGCACAAGAGGATGATTTAATAGATCAAATTAAAGAACATCATTGTTGTCAAGATGATTTAGATGATGACTTAGATGCCGATTTTGAGGAGGATAGATAATGGGAGGAGTTTTTAAAAAACCAAAAGCACCACCAAGAAACCTTGCTTTAGAAAAACAATTAGCAGATGCTCGAGCAGCAGAAAAAGCTAGAGCTGATGAGTTAGCAGCTAGACAAAAAGAAACTGCTGACAAACAAGCTAAAGGTCTTTATGGATCTAGATCTATGTTTGGTAAAGCTGGTGGTCGTGGATATTTTGATACAGTTTAATGGCTAAAGAATTTGAAACAAATCCGTTGAAGTTTAAATACAATCAACCTTATAAAAAAGAACCTAAAGATCAGGCACTTCAATGGATGAAAGAAAACCAAGATAGAGATGTATCTGGAGGTGAAGCTGCTAACCCACCAAAGAAAACAATTTCAAGTGTATTTAAAGATATAGTTAAATATCCTAGAGGAGATAAAGTTATGGCTCACTCCGATAGAAAAATTCAAGACGAATCATTTATCCAAGAACATAAAAAAGATTTAGAACATGCTTACGGAGGTAAGTATGATGTTATGGAAGGTGATCGTTTAATTACTATGCGTCTTGCAATAGAAGATTTAATGTCAGGAAAAATTGATCAAATTAAATTTGAAGAAATTAAAGAAGATTTCTTATTAGAGTTTCCTGAAGAAGCAATTGAAATTTTAATGAAAGATATTAAAGAAGATGGTTTTACTAAACCTGAAGGCAAAGAAAGTAAATTACCTTTATTTAGTATTTCAAAAGGTATGGCAGAATTTATGGAAAAATCTGGATACCAAAAGAGTAAAAAATTTCCACCTAAGATAAAAGAATAGTATTATGGCTTATGTAGATATTTCAGATACACCATCAGTTGGTGCACCAGACAAAGCAACTTCTATACTTAAACAGTATAAAGAAGCTCAAAATACAAAAGACTATTGGAAAGACAAATTTGAAGAAGCATATGAATATTGTCTTCCTAATAGAGAATCTTTTTATGATGAATCGCCTGGACAAAGAAGAACAGATAAGATCTTTGATGAAACAGCTGTAGTAGGTGTACAAGAATTTGCTTCTAGACTACAAGCAGGTATTACACCAACATTTGCAAGATGGGCAGACTTCCAAGCAGGATCTGAAGTACCTGACTCACAAAAACAATTTATTAATTTAGAGTTAGATAAAATTACTAATTATGTTTTTGAAGTATTACAACAATCAAACTTTAACCAAGAAGTCCATGAATCATTTATGGATCTTGCTATTGGTACAGGTGTTATGCTTGTTGAAGAAGGTGATGCAGTAAATCCAATTAAATTTACAGCAGTACCTTTACCAAGAGTTTGTTTAATGAATGGCCCAGATGGAAAAATAGATGCCATTTATAGAACAAGAATTTGCAAACCAAATGAAATAAAAATTTTATATCCTAAAGCTACATTACCTGAAAGTTTTGATCCTTTAAAACAAAAGAAACAAGTTAAAATTATAGAAGCAATTTATAAAGTTCACGAAGACAATGTTGAAAAATATAAAATGTGTGTTGTTTTAGAAAACCCTAAATGGATTTTATTCGAAGAAGAATACAAAGGAGAAGGATCTAATCCTTATTTAGTATTTAGATGGAACAAAGCATCTGGAGAAGTTTATGGTAGAGGCCCAGTATTTAATGCAATGGGAGCAATCAAAACTTGCAATCTTACTATAGAATTAATATTACAAAATGCACAAATGTCTGTAAGTGGAGTTTATACTTATGAAGACGATGGTGTAATTAATCCTGACAATATCTCCCTAGTACCTGGATCTTTAATACCAGTTGCCCCTGGAAGTAAAGGTCTTATGCCAATTAGTGCAGCTTCAAACTTTGATGTTGCACAATTGGTTCTTAATGATATGCGTCAGAACATTAAGAAAGCATTATACATGGAAGCTCTAGGAAAACCTGAAGGAACTCCAATGACAGCTACAGAAGTTTCTGAAAGAATGGCAGATCTATCTAGACAAATAGGATCTTCATTTGGAAGACTACAATCAGAATTTATTAATCCATTATTAAAAAGAATTATTAGAATATTAGTTAAACAAGGTAGAATAGATATACCTAAAGTTAATGGTAGAGAAGTTAAGATAGCTCCAAGATCTCCATTAGCTCAAGCTCAACATTTACAAGATGTTGCAGATGTAACTAGATTTAATGAGATTATTGCTGGAACATTTGGGCCACAAATGATAAATGTAATTGTGAACCAAAGTGAAACAGCAAAATATTTAGCCGAGAAAATGAATCTTCCTGAGAAGTTGATAAGAGATGAAGGTGAGCAGCAAAGAATTGTTCAACAAATTGGACAATTGGCTCAAAGCCCTGAAGCACCTCAATCACCCGTAGAGCCTCAACCACCTACGGAGTAATATGTCTTGGGATGCACTTAGAACACAAAAAGATAAAACACCACCTACTAAAAGTATAGACGGTTATCTTAGATCAGAAACTGAAGAAGCAAAATTAAATAAAGATTTTGCAAAAGTATTCAGTGGCGATCAAGGTAAGGTAGTTTTAGATTATTTAAAATCTATTACTACTGAAACAGTTGCTGGGCCTAATATCACCAGCAATGGCTTATTCCACATTGAAGGAATGAGATTCTTAATGGGTATTATAACAACAAGAATAAAAAAAGGAGAAAAAGATGGCAGATGATAATGCTAAAGAAACAGTAGCACCAATCGCCACAGAAGCACCTTCTGAGGCAACTAAACCTGAATATGTGCAGGATAAGTTTTGGAATAATGATACTAAGCAAGTTAACATAGAGAACTTAGCTTCAAGTTATAATTCACTTGAACAAAAGCTGGGTTCAAGAACAGAAGACCTTTCTAGGCAAATCAGAGAAGATATTGCAAAAGAAAAGGCAGCTAATGTTCCAGAGTCTTATAAATTAAATGTTCCTGAACAACCTCAGAATGTTGATTTAAAAATTGACAAGGACATGAAGATTGTTCAATGGTGGGATAAAACTGCAAAAGATGCAGGTCTATCTCAAGAACAATATGATAATGGAGTAAAAGCATTTATAGATAATGCTATAGCTAACTTACCTAATCCTGCTCTCGAAACACAAAAACTTGGAGATCACGGAAAGGAAAGAGTTGAAGCAGCTGAAATGTGGAGTAAGAAACATTTATCTCCTGAAGGATTTACTGCTATATCTAAATTAGCAAGTACAGCTGAAGGAGTAAAAGTTATTGAGGAAATAATTAAACTTAATAAAGATACTCCTTTACCTACTCAACCTACACAAGTAGATGTTGCAGCTTCTGCTGACGACTTAAAATCAATGCTTAACGATCCTCGTTACTATGATAGTGCAAGACGAGATCCAGCTTATGTTAAGAGAGTTACAGAACTGTATGAGAAGGCGTACAAAAACCCAACGAAGTAAAAGGAAATTTAACTATAAAAAGTTAAAGAAACCTATTAAGTGGCTTGATTGTGTAAGTCAGACAGGATGGATATCTGAAAAGGATATTGAAGATGCCAGACCTTCTGTTTGCACAACAAGCGACTTTTGGGTTTATAAAGATACATCAGAATACATAACCTTATTTGGCACATACTCCAAAGATGAAGATGGTAAGATAGAATTTGGAGAAGTTATTACTATACCTAAGAAATGGGTATAATGTGCGTTGCCTACTACATCTAGTAATTTTAATTATCAGTTAGACCTGAAAAGTGTCAATACTAGCCTTTAATTAGACAACTAGAAAACTCTTTGCAGACAATCGATTGTATAACATTAACAACTAACAAATGAGGACAATAACATGGCAACATCAATAACAAATGCCTTTATTACTCAGTTCGAAGCTGAAGTTCATATGGCTTACCAAAGAATGGGAAGCAAATTGAAAAATTTAGTTAGAACAGTTAACGGTGTTAACGGAAATACTGTTAAGTTTCAGAAAGTTGCAAAAGGTTCTGCAAACACTAAAGCAAGACATGCTGAAGTAGTTGCAATGGATCTAGCACACAGCAATGTGTCAGCAACATTAACTGACTACTACGCAGCAGACTATGTTGACAAGTTAGATGAGTTAAAGGTTAATATTGACGAAAGACAAGTTGTTGCTCAATCGGCAGCTTATGCATTAGGTAGAAAAACTGACCAAGTGCTTATAGATGTTTTAGATAGTGCAACTTCGATCGCAGCTAATGTTAACAGTTCAGCAACTGGAATGACTCTGATCAAAGCAAAGAACATGATGGAAGTTTTCAACGGAAATGATGTTCCTGATGATGGTCAAAGATACTGGGTTGTTGGGCCTAAACAATGGAGTGATCTATTGTCAATCGACCAATTTTCTAGAGTAGAATATGTAGGGCCGAATGAACTTCCTTTCCCTGGCGGTATAACTGCTAAGAGATGGATGGGCTTCCTGTTCTTCGTACACTCTGGATTATCAACATCTGGTTCAGACAGAAAGAATCTATGTTTCCACAAATCAGCTATTGGTTGTGGTATAGGTTCTGATGTAAGAACTGAAGTTAACTACATCCCTGAGAAAGTATCTCACTTAATTACTTCTATGATTTCATTAGGTGCAGTAGAAATTGATGGCGATGCAGCTAGAGTCCAACTTTGCACAGAGTAATAACATAAGGAGAATATAAACATGGCATACGCAACTGACAATCCGATCAAAAAGGTAGCTCAGATGGGTGGCAACTCTCTTTGGTTTTACACTGACGGAGATGCGACTTCATCTATAGTAGGAAGTGGTTACTTCAATTCTGCTTACGCAGAGCTTAAACAAGGTGATATGATCCTTGTTGCAGGTTCAGTAGGTGGAACAATGGAATCTGACTTACTTGTTGTAAGTTCAGCTACAGGAGCGACTACTGTTACTACAGCTAAACTAGCTTAGTACTAGTTCCGTTTTGGGGGAAGCAATTCCCCCAGAACACTAAGAATAAAAATTATGGCAACAACAAATATAGATATATGTGCAAGAGCTTTAATCATGATAGGTGCTCAACCTATTTCTTCATTTTCAGATGGAAGTACAGAAGCATTAGTTGCCTCAAACATTTATGATGATGTAGTAGAAGCATCTTTAACAAGACACAGATGGAGATTTGCTACAACACAACAACAGCTTTCATTATTAACTAATACACCAACAGGCAGATATGATTATGCATATCAAATGCCTACTAATCCTGCGGTCTTACAAATCATTACATTAACAGTTAATGATTATGTTATTCCATATTCAAGATACCAAAATTATATTTATTTAAATGGTTATGGTTCTAGCAATGAAGTTATTATGGATTATATCTACAAAGTAGATGAAGCATATTTTCCTGCTCATTTTAAATTAGCATTAGAATATGAATTAGCTTCTATCTTTGCTGGTTCAGTAGCAAGAGATGCAGCAATGATAACTCAATTTAAAGAATTATCAGAAAGACAATTTTTAGTAGCCAAGAATATAGACTCTGCTGAAACAACATCTAAAGTTTTAGATACAAACAGATTTATAAACTTAAGAAGATCTACGAGAACTGATGCATAATGGCAAGAACACTAAGAACAGTAATAACCAATTTTTCTTCTGGAGAGCTTAATCCTTTATTAGCTACTCGAACAGATGTTGGATCTTATTTTCAAGGTGCAAAGAATTGTAAAAATTTTTCTTTATTAGCTGAAGGTGGTTTAATGAGAAGACCTGGAACTTCTTATCTTGCTACATTACCTGCTGAATGTAGATTAATTCCATTTGTATTTTCTGATGATGAAGTAGCTATTATTGCATTATCTAATAATAGAATGGATGTATATAATACAAGTGGCACAGCATTAACATCAAATTATACAACTAATTGTAATTGGACAACTGCTCAATTGTTTCAATTAAACTTTGCTCAATTTGGAGATACTGTTTATATAACTCATAGAAATAATCCGATTAGAAAAATATTTAGAGAATCAGCAACATCATTTGTAGTTAATACATTTAGTTTTGATACTCATTCTTCAGGATACCCAATATATCAACCATATTATAAATACGAACCTGCTGCTACAACTATAGCAACAAATGCTACAAGTGGTAGTGTAACAGTTACAGCTTCTGCAAATACTTTTTCTAACTCTTGGGTAGGACTACGAATACGAAAAAACAAAAAAACAATGACTATTACTGGCTATACAAGTGCAACACAAGTTACAGCTACAGTTAATGAAACATTAACAAATACTACTGCAACAACAGAATGGGATGAAGAAACTATTTCTTCTTTAAGAGGATACCCTCAAGCAGTAACTTTCCATAGTAATAGATTATGGTTTGGTGGATTATTTTCTAGACCAGCAGGAGTACTTGCTTCTAAGGCTTCTGAATATACTAATTTTGATGTAGATAATGCAGGAGCTTCTGATGCTATTGATGTAGATATATCTGGAGATCAAGTTAATGAAGTAAGACATATGTTATCAGGAAAAGATTTAATGATTTTTACAGATGGTGGAGAATATTATGTTCCCGCTGCTCAAGACAATACAATTACTCCAAGCAATATTTCTATTAAAAGACAAACACCATATGGAATATCTAGAACAGCTCCAGTTATGTTTGATCAAGCAGCAGGATTCTGTCAAAAAAATGGTAAAACAATAAGAGAGTTTATTTATTCTGATATTGAAGATGGTTATAAATCTACATCTGTATCTATACTTGCTCAACATTTAATAGACTCACCTAAACAGGTAGCTATTATGAAAGGTAATTTTGTAAGACCTGAACAATATGCTTTTTTCTTAAACAATGGATCTACACACGC